AGTAAAGCACTCTTATTACCTTCAAGAGAGGTATGCTCAGAGTGCTGGTTACACCATGGCAAGAAAGTTAGAAGTAGCACTAGCAGACCTTTTCAAAGGTTTCTCAACAGTAGTTGGTGCTTCTACTACCAACCTAGCCGACAGTGAAATCCGTGCAGCTATCTCAGCCCTCGAATCAGTAGGTATTGACACCCAGACAGATGTCGCCTTCTTCCTTTCTCCAGGAGTATTCTGGAAGCAAGTACAAAACCTCGATAAGTTCAGCTTGGCAGTTAACTCACCAGTTAACGACCCAGTATCAAAGACTCCTCGTGCAACTTTGTATGGTATTCCAGTTTATGTTTCTAACAACGTTCAAAACGTTTCAGGAACAGCAGGTAGATACAGTGCTCTAGCTCACAGAGACGCTCTTCATTGGGCAAGGTCTCCACTAGGCTCTGGTGGTTCACTAGGTAGTTCAATGACAGGTAAGCATGGAGTTCGTATTCAATCGAACTACATTCCTGAATACCTCTCGACTCTTACAACCGCAGACTTGCTCTACGGTGTAGTTGAGAACCGAGACGAAGCAGGTGTAAGAATTCTTACAGCAGCGTAATCAATTAGTAGACAATTGTTTGCCTTTGGAATCAATGCAGATTGAGACTTCCAAGGGCAAATCTGTAAACAATTAAAATGACAGTAGTAATATCACCAAACATAAGAAAAGAAAGTGTCAGAATAGACCCAGAGGGGAATGTTATTAACGCTAGAACCAAACAGGTAATAGAACCAGTAACGCCAGAGTATGTTGCACCAGAAGTTGCCCCAGTAGTAGCCCCTGTAGTAACCCCATTGGTAGCCTCGGTAATAGTCCCAGTAGTACAGGGAGAAATATCAGTCCTAGACCAAATAGCACAAGCTAAGAAGCATCTAGCAGAATTAGAAGAATTAAAGAAGTTTAGGATTGCCGAGAAGAAGGCAGAGCTTGAGCTACTAGAACAATAATATGAAAGTTTACTTCATCCACACGAGTCTCGAGGGCTGTTTTAACGTAAGATGCCTCTTTCCCTTACAGGAGAACGGGTATGACGGAGATAGAACAACTCTNGCCATTAACCGAGCAACACCAGAACAGAAGGCTAAGGCTCTAGTNGAGGCAGATGTAGTTGTCTTCCACCGACCAGAAACAGAAGAACTACTTACAGTAGCTAGAGCATTGAAAGCACAGGGCAAGAAGATAGTCTTTGACAACGATGACACAGCAAAAGACGCTGGAGGTTTCAAGTTTACTGAGTATATGAATGCAGAAAAGGTAAAACGTGGACTAGATGTAATGAATAAGAACCTAGACACCTTCATTACAGAGGCAGACCTAGTAACTTGCTCTACAGAGTTCTTAAAGAAGGAGTACGAAGTCTTAAATCCTAATGTAATCGTCTTACCTAACACTGTAGACCCTTTCTACTGGCCAGAACCACTTAGAAACGAGACAGACATCGTTAGAATAGGTATCACAGGCTCTGTTGGCGTAACGGCTGATGTAGAAGGACTTAAACCAATCATAGAACACTATCAGAACGACCCTAGAGTTAGACTTGTGCTTCTCTCACTTCCACCAGAGGGCAATAATGCTATATACAAGCAGTTATATGTAGAGGAATACGCCTTTTGGAATAAGATGAACATTGAGTGGCACTCTTACGCACCAACAGACGAATACTACGAGTATCTAAACAACCTAAAGCTAGATATGGTCATTATTCCACGCCACGACTCCTTGTTTAATCGCTGTAAGTCTAACCTAAAGTTTATGGAGAACAGTATGCTGGAGATTCCGACCATAGGACAATCCTTTTCAACAGGCGACTCTCCGTATCAGCAGAACAAATTAGATGCAGAACACCTCTTACTAGCCACCGACACAGAAAGTTGGATAGAACAGATTGAGAAGTTGATAGGAGACAAGGAATTAAGACTAGAAATGGGCAAAAAGGCTAAGGAGTATGTAGAAAAGACATATTCCATCGAAAATAACGCCTGGAAATGGAAAGAAGCATACTCGACTTTATTTAATAGTGTTATAATAACTAAGTAAAATGTTATACCCACGCACAATAAACATTGAATCAGCCAAGCTAAAGAAATTCATAACAGAGAAGGGTGTTTTGGTTAATAAGGGTAGAGCCGTCTCAGAAGAAATTGAGGTAATGGAAAAGGAGATGGAGGAAATCAACCAGAAACTAATCGAGGAGGAGAAGAAGGTGGACATCACAGACATACTAGACAAAGAAAAGTTGCTTGTATCTAAGGTTGAGGAGGCTATAAAAGAAATGGATGTGTTTAAGAAAGAAATCTTTGAGAGAATGACGGCTCAAGTTCCACCAGAGCTAAGAAACAAATATGACGAGGTAAAAAAGAACAAAGAGGATAAGGAGACTGAGAGAAACAAGATAGCTCTCAAGGCACAGAAGTTCAACGACAAGATAATCCCTCTTAGTAGAGACTTGATGAAACCCTTTCTCCAAGACCAGTACGAGGACTATGACTCACTCTACATAGAAGATGATGTGATAGTAGCTACCATCTTTAGTCATATGTCAGACTTTAAGACTAACTTTAAGAAAAAATAACATGGCAGTCTTCTCAGATACAGTAACAAACTTGGGGATAGTACAGCAGACCAGAGTTATGGCTCGTGTTGATGATACTCAATGGCCAACTGCAAATGTCGTTAACTCTTGTAACAACTGGCTTAACCATATCTTCACTAGAGGAAAGGTATTAGACAGAAGGTTTCAGCTTGACGACACTAACCACCCCAAACTTCCAATAGGTACTACCAACCTTATCGCAAACCAATCAGACTACTCGTTCCTTACTGATGGAGAGGGCAACAGAATCACAAACCTTACCAGAATAGACATCTTAGACGCTTCAGGACTCTACAGACAGCTTATACCTATAGACCAAGCACAACTAAACGGAGTAGCACTTGATGAATGGAATAAGACAGCAGGTCTCCCTCTTTACTACGACAAGATAGCCGATAACATCATCAGGCTCTATCCAAAACCAGCAACTTCCGTAACAGCTGGAATTGAATTTTATTTCCAAAGAACTCCTACTAAGTTCGCAGCTACAGACACAACCAAACAACCTGGAGTAGCTGACGACCTTCATAGAGGCTTCATTGTGGCTTCATCTTATGATGCCGCCCTTACACTTGGTCTTCCTAACCTACAAGCACTATCGGTAGAACTTCAGAAAGAAGAAGTAATCATAGACGAATACTTCGCAAGTAGAGAGACTGATGAGGTGTTAAAATTAACAGTAAAGCGTAGAAGCTCACGATAATGTCAACAGCTTTTTCAAAGATTAACAGCTTTGTAGAAAACCTAGCAGAAAAATTCATAGACCTTGGTGGAAATGGTATTACCGTTGCGTTGACCAACACAGCACACATATCTACTTGGGATGAATTGGCAGACCTCACTCAAATAAGCTATACCAACTGCTCTTCACGGGTGTGTACAGTCGCATCGTCAACTCAATCATTAGGGACTTATACACTTACACTCAACGACCTGACCTTATCTGCATCTGGGACAGTCGGCCCATTCAGATATGTCTATCTATTTGATGACAACTCGACAGGAGATAAACTGATTGGGTACTACGATTATGGTTCGTCTTTAACCCTTGGAGGGGGAGAGAGCTTTGCAATAAACTTTGATGGAGGTAATGGTGTCTTAACTATAGTGTAATTAAAGACTAATATGGCAAACAGATATTGGGTAGGGGGAACAGCTACATGGAACGCCACAGCAGGTACAAAATGGTCTACTACTTCTGGTGGTGCTAGTGGCTCTGCAATACCAACATCTGCTGACGATGTGTTTCTTGATGCCTCTAGTGGTGTGGTCACCGTAACAACATCAACTGGTGCTGTTTGTCTCTCTCTTGATTGCACAGGATTTACAGGGACATTTAACACTTCAAGTTTCAACTTAAACATATATGGGAGTTTAACCCTTGTGGCTGGAATGACACTGGCGGCTAATCCTATCTTTAGCCTTAATGCAACAGACAGCCGAACAATAACTACGGGGGGAAAAACACTATCAGGCGTGGGTTTTGATGGAGCTGGTGGAACATGGACATTACAAGACAACTATTTATCAAATGGAACATTCAATCTTTTCAGAGGAACTTTCAACGCCAATAACTTTAATGTAACAACGGGTGGGTTTCTTTCCGACAACTCAAATACCCGCACACTTACTATGGGGTCTGGGACTTGGACAACATCTAGTAGTGTTGGTGCTTGGTACATTAACGACCCCACAAACTTAACCCTAAATGCTAATACCTCCACAATAAAACTAACCAGTGCGACTTATGTAGACTTCCGTGGTGGTGGTTTAACTTATAACAATGTTTGGTTTTCTGGTGGAAGTAGCACTGGCGACATAAGAATTTTTGGTGCCAACACTTTTAATGATTTTAAAGATGATGGAACGGAAAACCATTCGATAGTATTTCCCAATGTAACTACAACGGTCTCTTCTTTCACTGTAAGCGGGGCTGTGGGTAAACTAATAACACTAAAGAGAACTGGACTATCTGGTACTTGGACAATCTCTGATTCAGCGGGGACAAACACGAGTAGTCGATTGTCTATAAGCAACTCTATTGCAACGGGGGGTGCTACTTGGAATGTCTCAGATGGCACATCTGTTTTTGGTGGAGAAAATACTGGTTGGAACTTTGGGACTATTACACTAACAGCAGTCGTGGGGTCTTTCATTTTGGCTGGAAGTTCAATCTTGAAGAGGCTGGCAAATCAACCAAAGCCAATAACAGTGCTCATTAACTCGTCAAAAATAGTAGGATATGAAACTTGGGCTACCATAACAACCACGTGGGCTTCGGAAACTCGTACTTGGTTGGATATGGATTCTTTGTTAACCAATAGCACAAAAGTAGGAGGTGGTACTATTACCAATATAGTAAAACCAGTTTAGTGTTATAATATATAAATATATGTCATTAATCACAACAATAGCAGCAGGAGATAACATTTCAACGAGTCGTACTGACATCAATACAAATTTTGCGAACCTCAACACCGATAAAATTGAGACATCCTACATAGACACAGATACAGCTTTGGCGGCAAACTCTGATGTAAAGATTCCTTCTCAGAAGGCCATAAAAGCGTATGTAGATGCTGGGGGGGCAGCCAACAGAACAGGACAAACCACTCACGACTCCTCACTAACGGCTTCCACAACCATTGCTCACGGACTTGGCACAAATCCACGCTTAATTAAAATTACAGCAATGGGTGGTCAAAATACTGGTGCTTTGGGAATGTCGGTTGGTACATATAACGGAACTACGCACTCTACAATTTATTCCACTATTGCTTCTGGTACTGGAACTGCATCAATCGCAGGTGTGAGTAGTGTCTACATTATTTACCTAGAGTCTAGTCAAGCAGGAGATATTAGCCGTGCAGTAGCAACTTTTGATGGAACAAACATTACTCTTACTTGGAGTAAGGTGGGCAGTCCAACGGGAACAGCCTCTATTCTTTGGGAAGCCTTTTCATAATATGCCTAAAACAGTAGAAATAAAGGTAAATAACTTCTCAGGTGGCATCGCAGATGATGTCAGGAAAGAGTCGTCTAGTGAATTTATAATCACTGAACACTTTGACATATTTTCAAATCCAAAGAAGCTAACACCCTATCGTTCTTTTGAGGTAGACACAGAAACTTCCGTCAGTGCTACCGACCTCAAACAATACTTCGTTAGAGACTTTCTCTATCCTACTGGTTCAGGAAAACTATATGGTCTAGGTCAGACGGCAGGGGGACTTACTAAAATAGTTCAAAAGGCTGTAGCAGAGTCTGGTCTATGGACTACTCCCGCTTCTTCAGAGGGTAATGGTCTGGTTAAAAACGGTTGTTTTGTAGAATATAAAGATTATGCTTGGGGCTTTCAAGGAACCACTCAGATATGGAGATGGGGTCTACTTTCAGGCACACCATCTATCTCAAACTCAGCCTCTACCACGGGTGTAGACATAACTTCAGTGGCACAGGGGTTAGTTTTCAATGATTATCTATATCTTCCTTATAATAATAGGATTTGGAGAGCAACTGACGCTTCTACCTACTCTGATGCTTTTCTAACCCTTCCAACTAACTTTAAGATAACCTCTCTCACGGCGTTTGGTAAATACATAGCTATCGCCTGTGCTCCTATCTCAACCTTTAATGGTAAGTCCGTTGTCTTCCTATGGAATGGCACTTCCACAGAGGTGCAAGAGAACATTGACTGGGGCGAGGGGGAAATTCGTGTACTTGAGTCCATCGAAGGAATGTTGGTGGGAATAACCGATAGATATTTGAATAGTGCAGTAGGGGCTGGGAAGGGTTCTATGATAATCCAAGCCTATTCTGGTGGTGTTCCTCAAGTATTGAAAGAAGTCTTCACCTCGAAGCTCACAAACAAAACTATGCCTATATCTAAGGCGGTCAAGAACAATCGTGTCTTCTTTTCAGCAAAGATAATGACTAACGAGGCTGGTACAGAATACGATGAGGGTATTTGGTCTTTTGGAAGAAAGAACGCCAGCTATCCGTGGGCATTAACCCTAGACTACATTGACGAGAATGTAACTACTTCAGGTATTCAAGCCTTTGGTTCAGCAGGTAACTTCTTCTTCATAGCATATAACAACGATGGTTCTGTAGATAAGATAAACGATGCCTCTGTCTACGCCTTCACATCAATACTAGAAACATTAGTGCAAAACTTTGGCGATGTTGAAACAGACAAGAGACTTGAGCGATTTAAGGTGTCTTTTAGAAAACTAGCCACAGGTGAGGGTATCACGGTTAAGGTTAAGGCTGATGAAGCAACTGTGTGGACAACTATCGGCTCGTTTAGCACTGTTGGAAAGTTATCAAAAACCTTTACCAACATAGAGTCCACGGGAGTAGCCCTTCCTGGTGGTAAGGAGTATAAGTTTCAAATACTCTCTACTGGTGGGGCTGAAGTAACAGGGTGGACTGCCCGTGCGACACTAATGAGTACAATCTAATGGAAAACGAACTTCAGGCTCAAATAGACACGCTCAGAGGGGATTTGGAGGCTCTTAACGCTGAGTATTACACCAACAACTTCTCTACAAGCCAAGACTTCCAAAAGTATTCAAGGTTCAATACACGATTAAGAGTGCCAATGTTTAGTTCTGCACCAACTTTGGCAGAAATAGGAGAGGTCTACGCAAACTCGACTAATGGAAAATTGTACATCTGTACTTCTGCTAACACATTTTCCTTAGTAGGAGGACAAGTATAATGATACAATAATATAATAAAAATAAAATGGCAAGATTAACAGGAGCACAAAGGGTAGCAGCAGCAAACGCACAGGCAAGGTCTGGTGTAGTTGGTGGTGCTGCAACTTCAGGTGGTGGTACTTTCTTCAAAGATGCACCTGGGTATAAGGTAGGTTCTTCTACCACAGATTCTCGTTCTGCTCAAAATGCTTTTATCGCATCAGGTGGTACACCAACAAATAATGTAATAGAAGCAGCTAATCTTGGAGTAACCAATCCAGCAAATACTAAGGTCAATTTTGGTACAGATGTTGGAAATATAAATTACTCTGGTATTAACCAAGGACTACAAACGAGTGCTAACGAAGCTCTCAAAACCTTTTCAGAGCAGAAGAATGCCGTTAACAGCGACATTGATAATATCTTTAGTCAGTTTCTTCAGAATGAATCCAACATAGACCAACCATCAAGTGCAGATTCATTTAGAAAGGCACAGAACGAAACAGGCATCCTACAAAAACAGCAACTAGTGGGAGACTTGACAGGACAACTCAATCAAATCACAGCCTCATCTCAAGCACAGCAGATTGCACTAGAAGGACAGGGTAGAGGTCAGACGACAGCTTTTGTCGGTGGTGAGCAAGCAAGAATTTCAAGAGAGGCTGCGATTCAAGCACTTCCAGTCTCGGCACAACTTTCAGCAGCTCAGGGGAATCTTGCTATGGCAGAATCAAACTTAAACACACTTTTCAAGATTTACTCTGATGATGCTGACCGAGAGTATAACCGCAAGACTAAACTCAACGAACAAATCTTCACCTTCCTAACTGGTAGAGAGCAAACAAGAATGGC